GGACATGCCGCAATAGATTTCCAACATCAGCACCCAGCTGAAGCAAGAGAATGGCACACGAAGTCTAATTACTTAGCATTCTTAACCGTTGCCAATGAGCAAGAATTAATAAAGCTCATAACCAAAGCTCTTCTCACAGGTATCAAACATACCATCTTCCGTGAGCCAGACCTAAACAATCAAATAACAGCAGTAGCTTTTGAAGCTACCGATGCCGCTCGTAGGCTTACAAGTTCATGTCCATTACTAGGAAAGGAGGTGAACTATGTGTAAAAGCAATGATATAGTCTTCCACTTCAATAAGAAGCACTTAGAAGACCCTAGAATACCTATGTGGGTAATCAAATGCAAAGGTGAAACACATTACGTTCATCATGTCAACGTTGATAAGGGTGTAGGTTTTTCTACCAAAGAAACACCAGATAACCCACACACCAAAGGGTCCATCAAATTCAAAGGAGTATTAAATATAACAACAGAGGGTGATATGATTATTGCCCATATAACAAACAATTAAAACCAATAGCTATGAAGTAGATTATCAGAGGACCAACTTAAGTTTTGAATTACTTGGACAAAAACTTGGACATTATGTCCAACTATTAAATAACAAATAAAACAAAACTTAAACAAAATGGAACAAAAATCAAGACAACAAATTTTAAAACAAGCTGCTGCTTATTTAAACAAAACATCTAACCACTTATTCGTAACCAATGATGGTTATTTTTACAAGGTGGAAACCTTTGAACGTGAAGGTAAACTTTATTACGCTACCATCTTTATGGGAAAAAACAAAGTCATAATCAACGTAAAAGAAGCGGTATCTGAAAGACAATATGCTTATGCTGGGAATAATACTTTGAGTATTTTACAACATGAGTTGTTTCCTGTATATTACAAGGCCAAGTCAATACCTTATTTCAAAAAAATGAGAGGTCTTATCAAAGATTTGATGACAGACATCAAACTTGATAACAGTTTAAATAAGCAGTTGGGTGATAAATTATCAACCAGACTTCCAGAACTTGAACAAATAAAATAATAAAAAAGGGCTTCGGCCCTTTTTTTATTAAAAAAATTTGGTGAATTCAAATAATTTTCATACCTTTGTAAAATTAAAATATTGACCATCTTATCTTACAAAGATATTTATAGTCAAGACAAAAGTTATGAAAGAAAACATCAAACAAATTTTAAGAGAAGGACTTATACGTGAAGAACGTATCAAGTTTGATTTGCCTATCCCACAGGATATCCAACAAATAAAAGACGTGTTTAAAAAGAACGGTTTTAAATTATATGTTGTTGGTGGTGCTGTTCGTGATGCTTTATTGGGCAAGACACCAAAAGATTACGACTTAGCTACTGATGCGGTGCCAGACAAGGTTGAAGAAATCATGGCCAAAGCTGGATTCAGAACACTTCCAACAGGAAAAGCTTTCGGTGTTATCAATGTTTTTACTGACCAAGGTGAATACGAGATTGCTACGTTCAGAACCGATGTCGGAAGTGGACGTAGACCAGATGCTGTAAGTTTTACAGACATTGAAGGTGATGTAAAAAGACGTGACCTTACTATCAACGCATTGTTCTACGATATTGACACACATGAAATTGTAGACCTTGTTGGGGGTGTTAATGACCTTAAGAATGGTGTGGTGAAGACCGTAGGTGCTCCAGAAGACCGTTTTGGAGAAGACAGACTTCGCATCATGAGAGCAATACGTTTTGCTGGTCGTTTTGGCAGCCAGCTTGACCCAGCAACCGATGCCGCTTTGAAAAAGGATGCAAGTCTTGAAGGTATTTCTGGTGAAAGAATTCGTGATGAATTTATCAAAGGCTTACAATCAGCCAAGTCTCAAAAACACTTCCTTGAGCTAATAGAAAAATATGGATTGTTTCAGTGGATATTCAAGGGCCTAAGCGTTGATAAGAGCGTAATAAGCAAGTCTGATAAGGATGACTATGTTGTGTTATTGGCAAGGCTTTTGAAGGGTAATTCGATTGAGTCTTTGAAGAAGACGCTTAATGCTTTGAAGTATACGATAGAGGAAGTTAAAGCAATAACCTTTTTGGTTGGCTTAACAAAATTAAGCGTTGATACTGCTGTGACCTTAAAAAGAGCTGAACAACACTCTGGTGTGACCCCAGACCAAATCAAAGCTTTCGCAAAAGAAGAAGGATTGGATACTAAGCTTATTGAAGCCTTCTTGAAGTTCAGGCTAACGGTAAGTGGTCAAGAGGTTATGGATAAGTTTAACTTGAAGCCTAGCAAGGAAGTTGGTGATAAGGTACATCAGATAGAAACCGATAATTTTAAAAAGCTAGTATAGACTTGATTTCTTTTGCCATATGTGTATATTTATTGAAAATTTTAATATACACATATGGCAAAATACTTAGTTATTTTCAAAGACTTGGTTGACGATATAGATGTCAACGGTTTTAAAATAATGACCGAAAAAGAGGTCAACGAATACGAAGAATTAGCTCAAAGCATTACATGGTCTTTTAAGTATCCACTCGGAGACACCGACATCACCTTTATAGATGGCGAAGACTTGCTTTCAAAGTTGGAATACAAAGACATATCCAATGATGAAGCGAAGGTTTTTAAAAAGTTATTTGATAGTGAATTTGGCACCTTTATTGATGAAGACTACTTGGTAGACATAGTTGCTGATGAAGAATCAGACTCTACCTACGATGAAGGAAACGATGATGAAGAGGGACTTCCATTGTATGACGATGACGATAATGATTATTAATAAAAAAAACATGAAAAAATTTCTATTAGCTGTTATGATGCTGGTTACATCGATAACATACGCACAAACCGTTAGCGTAAAAGGTACTGCTTTTACAATAAAACACAAGGACTTGACCTTTTATCTGGATGCCGACACCAACACATATATTTCCGTTCATCAAGTTAAACACGCTCAACTTAAAACCCTTACAGGTGTTAGAAAAGACCGTTGGCACGTAGAATGGCCATTTGGACCATATAAGAAAAGCTACTATGTAAATACTGGCTACGACCTAGGACACTTGACCCCATCAAAGATAACGATGTATGATGATTCAGTTAATTATCACACATTTAGCATGTTCAATCAAGCTCCGCAGTTGGCCGCATTTAATGAACACCCATGGGAAAGACTTGAGATGTCGGTAATAGATACTATTCTTAAAGCTAATGCTGACGCAACGATTATTACTGGTGTTATTTATGATAATAATCACAAAACATACTTGAATAAGTCTAGGATAAAGATACCTATCAATTACTTCAAGATTGTAGTTATGTCTAACGGAAAAGTAATGGCTTGGATAGGCTCAAATATAAATGGTCTTATTAGCGTAGCAGATGTTAAGACTATTATTGAAATCGCTCAAAAGAACGGAAACAAGCTAGATATCAGTATTACAAAATAGTTTTTGTTAAATCATGATATTTATAGGAAAAGACTTATGAAAAAGAAAGAATTCCTTACCGAAAATAAGAAAAAAGCTATGCTTACCGAAAGAGAGAAGGCTATTGTAGAAAGCTTTTCAAAGAACTTCAACATGATAAAAAGACTTGGTGAAGACTTCGATTTTGCTGATGCTGAAAGACAGTATCATGATACACACGATATCAAGCCAGAATTTGAGTATGAATATGTTGTTGTAATACCATATCAAGATGAAAAGTCACTTAGCGTTCCTTCTATGAATAAAGAAATGCTAGCTTATGTTGGGCCAAACCACAGCTTGGTTCATACCAAACAAGAAGCTCAAGTATTTTCTAAAGCTGATGCGGAAAGTGTTAAGAATATGCTAACCAATAAAAACGCTTATTTAGAACTTGCATAAATTTTTTTTCAAAAAAGCTTGACAAATCAAAAAAAGCTTAGTACCTTTGCAGTATAATAATGGGATAACAGTGAAATCTGAAAGAGGGATTTTAACGGTGAAGCAGCGGCTGAAACCCATGATAAAAAAAAATTACTAAAAAAGTTGCATTTTTGAAAAAATAGTTGTACCTTTGCAGTACATTTATAAACAACGAGATATTTAATTAAAAACAGGGGTAACCCAAAAACAAAAAAGAAATGAAAAAGACTAGTATACATATGCATTCGATTAATAGCTGGAGACGCAATAGCAATCCATTAGAGTCGGCTATGTCTGTTAGTTTCTTCGATGACTACTAAATCGAACAAATAAAAGAACAAACAAACCCGACTCTTCCTTAAACAGGAGTCGGGTTTTTCGTTTTATATATGACAGAAGAAAGACTAAAGAAGCTAGGGATACTAAAAGCGAAAGCCTTAAACAAAGACTTCAATACTCTTTATGATGAGTACAAAAAGAAAGCTGAAAAAGCTGGGTGTCACGGTGAGCTAAGGTTCATAACAGAGCACGGACGTGTAGGGATATACGTAGTAATGAAGCTAGATGACTTCTAAATCATCTGAACGTTATTTGACATATTGATTATCATACGGGTGTAGTGAAATGGCATCATAATAGTCTCCAAAACTACAGTTCATCGTTCGAGTCGATGCATCCGTGCGAATTATTTCTTAATGATTCGAACTTTCTTTATTTTCATGATATTTATTATTATGAAAGAAGAAATTTTAAGATTAAGAAGTGAAGGTAAAACATATGACCAAATATGTGAAATCCTTAATTGTTCTAAAGGAACAGTATCATACCATTGTGGTAATGGGCAGAAAGAAAAAACTGACGATAGAAGAAAAAATCGAAGAAAAAATATATTGTTATCTAAAGTAGATGGATTCAAATATTCTAATAAGAATTTTGTTGAAAACGTTAGAAAATTTCAAAAAAGAGATAACTCAGTAAACGGTTGTGTAAATAAAGATATTGAAACAACCTTCACTTGGGAAGATGTAGTTGAAAAATTTGGTATAGAAACTATTTGCTATTTAAGTGGTGAAAAAATAAATTTAACCAATAACAATTATCAATTAGACCATATTATTCCATCTAGTAGAGGTGGCGATAATAGCTTTAAGAATTTAGGTATAACACATAAAATAACTAATTATATGAAAGGAGATTTAACACCAGAAGAATTAATCGATTGGTGTAAAAAAATACTGAAACATAATGGTTATGAAATAACAAAATAATATACGTTCGCTCATTGGCGTGACCAACAGACTCCAAATCTGTTCTTAGGATTAAATGGCTGTAGATTCGACTTCTACCGAACGTGCATTTGGAGAAGTCAACCGAAATTGGATTATCGGCCCCGTCTTGAAAACGGGTCAACGGTGACGAGCTGTTGTGTGAGTTCGAGTCTCACCTTCTCCGCGCTTGGTAAAAATTTGTTCACAAATAATTTATGTTCACGATTCGTGAACATCACAAAAATGTGAACACTTTTAATGGAAAGTTTAGGTAGGGCAGGGTCCCTCACTTGTTTGGAAAACAAGGACACATCTACGTTGTGCTCGTTTCGATTACGAAATTTTCCGCGCATTACCCAAAGGGTGATTGTTCTGGCTAGGGAAGCCGTAAAGCCCCTCTCTATCTACGGGATAGAGTTTATGGAGTCTATAGTTTAATGGTAAAATAGGAGATTGTGGTTCTCTTGTTCTGAGTTCAATTCTCAGTAGTCTCCCTAAAGATAACGGTTCTTTAAAAACGTAACATGGTGTTAGTAGCTCAGTTGGTCAGAGTGCCGTCCTGTGAAGACGGAGGTCGTGGGGTCGGGACCCATCTAACACCCTATATTCTCAAAGCAAATTAGTATGATATCTTGCAAGACTTACTAATTAGAAAAGTATGAAA